GCGCAGCGACTGAGAAGGTGTAGTTGTTGAACGAGGCGTTCATGATCAAGCTGCTAGCGCGAGATGCAATTTCCTGCCCATCGAAGCTGACTACAGAGGTGATGGTGTATTCATTCGAGAATGAAGAACCACGAGCAGTCGCTGGCAACTGTAGCGTGATGGTCGAAGCGGTCTGCGAGACAGTCGCAGATGTACCGCTGATCAGCTGCGAGCGCCAGCTCAAAGCAGCCTGTGGAGCCAGAACTGTCGCGCTTCCTGAAGTGATGGCAGTCTGCGCCTGATAGCCACTCGCAGCAACAGAAGGTGGAGCGCTGTAGCTATGGCCGATGTTTCCGCCTTCTAGCGTGACGCTGACTGAGTTGGAAGTGACGACCTGTCCGTTACCATAGCGTTGTTCTGCTCGAACGACATAGTTCTCTCTCTTCAGACCGAACGTACCAGATACGAAACCGAAGCTCAGGTTTGCCGAAGAAGCAGATGTGTTCGAGGAGCCGACAGTGAGCGTTGCGCTGTTGCCAGATGCTTCTGAGATGCTCCAGACAACAGATGTTCCCGATAGGTCAGGGACAGCCGCGTTCAGCAAGGCAAACACGTTGAACGTCGCGTTGTTCGCGTACGAGCGAGCAGAAGCCGTGTTTGCATTCAGCTGCATCGCAGCTAGCTGGCGAGTGGCAGTGAGCGTGACGCGCTGGACTTGGTTGATGATGCGAACGCCATTGCTGAACAGCGTGACGTCGATATCGTAGACTGCCGTAACTGTGCCGATGTCTTGGCGTCGAAGCTCAAGATTGATCGTTGTTGGAGAGATCGTGATGGTTGCGTCACTTCCAGACACACGCGTCGCGGTGAATGTGAATGATGCGTTCGATGCGATAGTGGAAGTGGCAACGAGCGTAGTGGTTGCCACGACTGGCTGGAAGTCGATTGCAGTCGGATTGGTTTCTCCCGACACAACGAGGCCGCTGTCGAGCATCTGCGCACGCATAGGAACCGTGATGTTCTCTTGGCGAACAGTGAAGTCGGTCACCGTACCGTCACCGATCAGAGCATTCGGTGCGACTAGATTGACAGTCGCACGAATGTCGCCAGCCTTGATGACTGGAACGTTGCTGTCGTTGCGAAGGCGAAGGCGAGCAGAAGTCGCCGTGATTGGCGTGATGGTTACATCGCCAGGAGTGATGTTGCCGAACGTGTCGGTTAGCACGGTCGTAGACCAGTTGGCTACGACATCTCTCATGTCTGTGTTGAAGCTCACGATAGCTTCGGCGAACACTGGGTTGGTTCGGTTGCCGAAGTTGGAAGTGTTGGCCGATGCGGTGTTTGCCGCCAGATTCGCGAACACGACTTTACCAGCCAGATCAGCAGTGCTGATTGGCGTGGTGTCGTTGAGTAGTGAGGTGTTTCCCGTGAGGCGTCGAATGATGTTGTTCGGGCCTAGCGTGATGTTGTTGTTTCCAGCGAACGGGAAATTCAGAGCCGAGTTCAGCTCCGTGAATGTGATGTTAGAAGTCGGAATCGTTGACATCAGTTGCCTTCTTTGGCTTCTTGGTAGGCTTGACAGCCTCTGGTGAAGTCGAAGAGGCTTCTGCTAGCTTGGCGTTTGCGATGCCGAGCTGTGTCTTGAGGATCACATTCTCGTTGAGCAGATCGCCAATGGTTTCACGGTACTTAGCCAGTAGGGCGTTGACAAATTCAATTTGCGGATCCATAGTCACTCCTTAGCAAACGGGTAAATCAGAAGTTGCCGCCGTCAAGGTGGCCGAAGAAAGGAACGCCTGAGCCGTTGATCTGCATGACTTGTCCTAGCGTACCAGTCGCGAAGCCAAGGGCAGAAGCGGAAGAGCCGAATAGAACGCCGTTCACTGTGAAGCTAGAAACTCCAGTACCACCGTCTGCGACTGCAAGATCGGTGATACCAGCAATCGTTCCTCCAGTGATGGCGACGTTGGCTGACTCTAGGTTAGCGACAAGCGTTGCGACTGTGTATCCAGCTCCAGCCGTATCGACTGTGGCGGTTGGAACTGCTGTTGTGTTGGCGAACAGCTTCCACTTGCCATCCGTTGCGTCGCGGAAGAATCCAGTGTATCGATCTTGCGTACCAGTCGTGTCGTACAGACCATAGAGGCCGATGTCGACGGAGTCAGACGAGTTGTTGTTTCGTGCTAGGAAGATGAGAGGATCTTCCACTGCGATGTTGGCGACATCAAGGGTAGTCAGGTTGCCGTTGACAACGAGGTCTCCCTGGATTGTCGCGTTGCCGCTGACGTTCAGAGTTGCGACGTTTGCCGTTGCACCGTTCAAGTTCGACACGGTCATCAGACCAGTGACGTTCACTGTGTTGGAGAAGGTCGCCGCACCTGTCGCACCGAAAGTCGTAGTGACGGACAAGCTTCCAGGCATCGCGACGCTGTTTGGTAGAGACAGCGTGATGCTTCCCGAACCAGAAGTGACAGTGAGCTGGTTGGTCGTTCCACCAATCTGGGCAAGCGTGTAGCCTGATCCGTTACCGATCAAGAGCTGTCCGTTTGTTGGAACAGTACCGACTCCAGTGCCACCGCGAGCGATCGCGAGCTGAGCTTCTGAAGTCATGACGCCAGTGCCGTTGTTGATCACGACATGGTTCGCCGTTCCGAGGCCGAGCTTAGAACGGTTGATGCCCGCAGAGTCCGAGATCTCCGTGTTGGAAATCGCACCCGCTGTGATTGTCGTGTTTCCAACAGAGTTGATGGTAACATGACCAGTCAGTGTTCTGTTGCGCCACTGGGATGTCGTTCCATCGAATACCAGCATCTGCGCGTTGGCAACTGCTGCGATGGTGACATCGGTCAGACCGTTGAGGTCTGAGCTAGCACCGAGGCTAGAGACGTAGTCGTAGACACCCTTCGCCGTGACCAACTGAGTGTTCGTCGATCCAGCGCTGAGGGTTTCTGTGATCTGGGTGATCTGGTACTGCGTTCCACCTGAAGGGCCGATGCGGAAAGACGCTGCCCTCAAGTCCTGAACGCTGTTGTTGGCATCGGTGATGATTGCTGCGTTCGCAGTCAAGACACCTGGAGTATGCTCCAACTTCGCAGTGAAGTAGCGACCACCGATGACGATCGGTAGGTTGCTCGTGTTACCGATGAAAAGCCTGTCGCTGTTAAAGCTGTACGCTGGTACGCCTTCATCCAGTGTTGCTGGAGAAGCTACCGAGTTAGAACGACGAAGGCGGATGATGTTAGACATCTAAGCTCCTCAGAAAATGCCGCCGTCAAGATCTAGTTGACGGGTTTCGTATGTGTCTGTGTCTTGGTCATAGACTAGTGTTGCGCCGTCAACAGGTTCAACTTCGACGACGTCTGATAGACGGTCGAGGCGCGTGATAGAGTCGTCCAGAACACCGCTGGATACGATTGTGATGCCTGCATCTGGGGCTTGCTGAAGCAGTCCTCCAGTCGTGTTAGTCACACGAATGCGAGCAGAGCTGCTGTCGTTTCTACGAACACGCATTTGTTCTTCTCCTGGAAGTACGATGACTCCTAGCGCGTTGCCGTGTTGCGCCTTCACGATGAACGGTTGATTTTCTTGGAAGGCGCGAACGACGATCATGCTGGGCTGTAGAAGAACTGAGCAGATCCAGACGCAGCGTTAGCTCCTGGAGTGGAAGCGAACATGCGAACCTGGATGTTGTTGGTTGACGATGGTGTGTACTCAAGACCAGAAGGAATGACCAAGAAGCCGCCCTGACCAGAAGTGATGTCAGACCACACCTGAGTTTCGCTGTTGTATGTCTGCCACTTGAGCGTCACTGTTTCTGTGTTCGGTGTCGCAACGACAGAACCTTCCATCAGGACAGCGTTCGGTGTGAACACATCAGCGTCTGCGTATGGAGTGTTCGTTGGGCCGAAGAACTGGAATGACACGTTCGCTGATGGCACTGGAGCACCGTTCGCAGAAGCTCTAGTGACTTCTGGGTTCAGAGTCAAGATGCCTTCTGAGATGCGTGAAACGACACCAGTGTTAGAGGTCAGCTCAACGTCATAGACGTATCGACCGTAACGGATGTTCGTGGTTCGAGAAGCAGGCAAGAGCAGAGTGACGATGCCGTTGTTCGCCAACTGAACATCAATCGGGTAGCTCCTCACGGAAGAGAAGTGCTGCCTGAACTCCGCACGCGCCTGATAGGTGGTCAGGTTGATCGGGCCATTGGCGTCTTCTAGGAGGATCGTGGTGCGGAAGTCGCTACCCTGATCCACCATGAGGTTAAGTCTGGTCGCCATGCTTTGCCTCCAGCTCTTCTACGCGCTGCTTCAGCTGCTTGACAGCGGCGAGCAAGACAGGGATGAGCTTGATGTAGTCGACCGACAGAGAACCGTCATCGCGAACGCCGACTGCTTCTGGTAGGACAGACTTGACATCCTGTGCGATGACACCGAGGTCGTCTTCGCCGTCATAGTGCGTGGTGTAGTCTACAGACTCAACATCTTCGTTCCACTGGAAGCGATAGCCGCCGACGGAATCGACAATGACCAGAGCATCCTGGATTGGGCGAATGTTCTTCTTGAAGCGGATGTCAGAGACGTTGCGCGCCTGAATGTCACCAGAGGCGATGATTCCGCCGTTGATGTGCAGCGCAGCCAGAGGAGTAGGAACACCGACGCCGACTCGAGAAGCCGCTGGGTTCACATACAGGAGGTTCGAGATGCTGCTGTTCGCTGCACCGACAACTGTCAGTGGTGAAGAGATGGTTCCAACAGACAGCGAATTGATTGTCGCTGTGTTGGCAGTGAGCGTGTCGAAATTGTTGACTGGCGGTGCAAGGAAGAACGTGTTGCCGTTGTAGAAGATCGTGTGACCGTTCGCGGCACCAGACATCGACACGTCTGTGAGTTCTTGTAGGCGCAGAGTGATGAAGCTGCCGACGCCGTTAGAGTTGAAGGCGATAACTCGGTGGGTGGCGTTCGCGCCTGCGACGATCATTCGCGACGCTGCTTGGAATGTCGCGTTGCCGTTGAACTGCGTGGTGCCGTTGAAGATCGTGTTGGTTGTCGTGTCGAACGTGACGTTAGAAGTCGCAACGTTGATTGCAGACCCGATGCCCTGAATGCGACCGACAGTGATTGTGTTGGATGTGATGCTTCCGTTGACGATGGCGTTGCCAGTCGTCGCAATGCCGTTCGTGGTCACCACGATGCTGGACATAGCATTGGACAACAGATTGGTGATCTGGATCCAGTGTCCGAACGTGTTGGCGAACGAGAGCTGTGGGATTACTACTGGCATGGTTAGTTCTTCAGATTAGAGATGAGTTCTTTGAGTGCTAGCAGTTCTAGCTCGATCGCACCTAGACGCGACTTCGTGTCCTCTAGCTCAATGATCGTTTTGCGTCGCGCTCGGTATGATTTGAGAGCGGCCACGTTAGTGTTGATGACGGCTCCAGTCTCCATGTCTTTGGAGAAGTCTGGCGCTTGTTCGACCTTGGCTAGATTCTTGATCATAGTTGTAGAGCGATCGCCCTCATGTCGTTGATCTTAGGTGTATTTACGCCGTTCTCTGAAAGGAGGACGACCTTGATTGCGAACTTCTTGTATCCGCGATACAGATGCCCACCATTCTGATAGGTGACGATTCCAGGCAGCGGAACGAAAGTAGAGTCCGTGTATGCTGCGCCGTTCGCAGCTCCTGGAGATGGAGCATTCGCTGCTCCGTTTGGGAGCGAGAACACTAGCTCGCGATAGTCTCTCTGGTCTGCTGGGTCGGAGAACACATTGACACCGCCAGACTGAGTCATCTCTGTCCAGAACTTCTCGTCGAACGTCTGCTCATCTTCTGCGTTCAGCAGCTTGGCATAGACGCGGACGTTCGTTCCAGCAGGGCGGAAGGCGGTCAGGTAGACGCGAAGGTCTTCAGCGTCCTGTCCCTCACCGAGCTCAACAACGCGGCTGACGTACTTGGATAGAGCAGCACCGTTGTTCGTGTGTTCATTGGTGGCGTCGTTGTTGATCGCCTGACGAAGAGCAACGAGGTTTGCCTGATTCAGAGTGAAGAACGGCGAAGTGAAGTTCGTACCATCCGAGCGGAAGCTTGCAGTCATCTCGACACTGTATGCGTTGGCGAGGTTGATGCGCTCGTTCGTGGCGGATGAAATCACTCGGCGTGCGTCCTGGAACTCGAACTCAGCGTCGGAGTCAAGACGAACTGTGGTCGCATCTAGGACTGGCGTGTTGGCAGTCAACCTAGTTCCGCGGAACGAAAGCTCAACTGCTCCACCTTGGCGATTGAAACCAAAGCGAGGAACGATCGACTGATAGCCTACGTTCTCGATTGCGCCGATAGTGACAAGACCGACCTGACCAGCGCCGACTAGGCTTCCAGATGTCGCTGGGCGAACAATGGTGATGATCTGGTTGGCTGAGAAGTTTGCAGTCGAATCGACTAGGCTGAGGATGCCTGTCGCAGTATCGAATTGACGAACCTTCGCGAATGTGTTTGCGATAGGAGTTCCAGTCGCAGCGTCCCATCCGTACACTTCATCGCCTTCCTTGACACCGTTGATGCCTGGAGTGAGTACGATGGACGATGGGCGAACGAGCTCAACCCTGCGATTGCGAATCTTGATTGATGCGCTCGGCGATGTGAACTTCGCGCGATAGAGCGTGAACTTGAGGTCTTCAGAAGCACTCTCGTTCCATGCCAGCGAGTTCTTCGTGAAGTAAGTTCCCTCTAGCAGAGGGTTCGTGGTCACGCGAGTACCAGAAGCAAGGTCAGTCTCTCCAACCTTTGCCGTCCATAGCTCGTAGTCTGGGAATGCGCCGAGTGGGCAGATCACCAGACCATAGCGGCGCTCGCGCTCGAGATATACGAGCTGCGAGAACGTGAAAGTCGTTGCAGTCGTGCCGTTAGAGGATACGTTGATGCTCGAAGGCTGGAGTACGACCTCAGAGTTTGGCACGATTGAGTCTGGGTTTGGAACACCGTTGTCGATGTTGCAGATGTAGATCCTACAGCCGTAGGCCGAGCTCTTCTTCTTGAAGAACGTGTCGACCTTGGTGAACCATGATCCTGGGACTCCGCTTGGGAGTCCCACTTTGAATGTTTGCGTGATCAGATTAGACATCTTGTTCTCTTAGAAGCTGGCGAAGAAACCATCATACTCTGGGTTGCGACGACCGCCGATTCCCCAGCGAGGTTCGGTTGGTTCACGCGGCGCAGTCGTCGTGCTTAGGGTTACGACGGTCTGGCTGCTGAAGCTGTTGGCCCCGAGAGTGTATGTAGCCGTGATCTGGACAACTGAGGCAGCGACCGAGTTGTTTGCAAGCGAAACCTGGAACGTGTTGTTCGAGCTCGAGAACGTCGCAGTTGGACCGCTGGTTGTGATTGCAGAGATCGACCACGAACCAGAGTTGTTCGCAGAGTCCTGAGAGGCGACACCAGTCAGCGCAGCGTAGCCCACACCAGAAGCGGCGAAGGCTGGAGCGCCTCCGTTGAAAGTCTGGATTGCGACGTTCGCGCTCGTGCGTGGAGGAGTTCCGATTCCTGGCTGCGGCTGCGGAGTCTCGATCGTGACAAGCCATGGGCGCTCTGCCGTTGTAGACAGCGCAACATTGAGAGGCACTGCTGTTCCAGTGAACGACGCAGAGATGACACCGCCGCCGTCAGTTGGAGTCAGCGTCACGTTCGTGCCTGCGAACAGATCCACGACAGAGACCACTTCAGGCGATACAGTCGCACCCGTCGCAGAGAAGCGAATGGTTGGCGAAGTGATCGACTGGCCGACAAGGCTGATGATTCGATCCAGATCTGTGGTGTTCAGCGAAGCAGTGAAGCTCAACTGACGAGAAGCCGCTGGGTCTGTGGACTTGACGACCTTCTCGGAAGTGCCGTTGAGCGACAGACGCAGGGTGAACCAATCTGGGTTGTACTCGACTGGGCGAGGCTTGACCACTGGAACAGTTGGATTGTTGACTGCGGTATAAGTGACGCTGACCGAAGTCGCCGCGTAAGACTCGCCGTCCGCAGACTTGAGCTCGATTGCGTGCGATCCAACTGGGAAGACGTTTCCTGGGAACTCGAAAGTGAGTGCGCCGCCGATCAGAGTGAGCTGAACGTTACCAGCGTGATCCGATGTGTACTGACCGACAACATAGCGACCACCGATGACTAGGTCATGCAGAGTGTTTGGGCGCATACCAGAAGCAGTGAACTCGAGACGCTTCGCACCGATGAGCTGGTTGTTGTTGACAACCAGAGGCTCACCCGAAACTGATGGGCCAGTCGTAACGTTGATCGGAATGATCTGATCTTCGGCATACGAAGGCAGCGGCTTAGGCTTCGCGACACCGATCTTCGCAGAGGTCTTCGTGAACGAAGGACGAGTGAGCCCAACAACTGGACCTTCGAAGTCGGTGGATCCAGTCTGTGAAGTCGCTGGAGTGTTGTAGTTCTCCTGAGTCCAGAACAGAGGGTTGACTGCGAGATATCCGCTGTATGTGACAGGCTGGCGAGGGTTCGTGATCTGCGGCTCTGGCTCGCGGAACGCAGAAGCATATGGCTGAGTGATGAACGCTTCATCCGTGTAGTCCAGCGTAACCATGTCGCCAGTGACGCGCAGACCAGTAGAACCAGAAACGTCCAGCTCGATTGGGAACACGGTAGGAGCAGTGAACGGAATCGCTACGCCCTCATCTTCGTCGATCGTGATGCGGTACTCTGGCGAGTCGACGCGTCCGAGCGCATGGCTGTTGAATGGCTCGACTAGGAAGCCGTTCTTGAAGCGATCGTTGCCCGCTGCGTCTGTGATGAGCAAATCCTTTGCAGAGAGCTCAAGTGCGTTCAGCGTGGTGTAGTATTCGAGGCGAGTGACGCGCTGCTCAATCGCAGAGATGTCCTGCATCGTGAACCTACGCTGTGTGACCAGCTGAATGACAGCACGAGTCTTGGTCGCGTTGATGTACGCGAGCTGGTCGTCTGGTGCAGTTGGGTAAGCTGGTAGGCTGACGCGGCCGATGACGAGCGACTCATCCTCGATCGAAGGGAACTTCGGATTCTTGGATGGGATACCCTCGACGACTTCGAATCCACCTTCTGGGTTCACAACGATCAAGTCCTTGCGAGGCAGATAGTGCGTGAAGTTCGTGCGGAACAGGCCGATGCTTGGGTGCGGATTGAAGTTCGCAGTCGAAGCCTGGAATTCGTTGTTCGACGCTGGGTTTGCAGTCGACGTCGCAATGGAAGTCGAGACGTTAGCAGTCGCGACCTTGTATGGGCGGAAGTCGATGCAGTTGCGGAGGTTGTAGAGCTTGTCGAACGTCGTGTTGAAGTGGGTTGGCACTTCATAGATCGAGATCGTAGACGAAGTGTTTGCTCCGTAGCTGTCGTCGACAGGATATGACTCGATGCTGAAGAAGCCACCAGAACCAGAAGACGCGTTGTTCGCTACGAAGCAATCGACCTCAGCGAGCAGCCATGTGTTCGCGAACTTGGTAGTAGAAACGCCTGGACGAAGAGCGATGCTGGAGTGGTTGTACTGCTGAGCAGTCTGACCGTCATTCAGTACGAAGTCATCTAGCAGGTTGACTGCCGTGTTGAAGCTGGTGTTCGAGACGATGGAACCGTTCGCGTGGCGAGCAGCGTTGTAGACGCCGCGCAGACGGAACACGTCTGGGAGACCGAGGTTCCATGGGCCTGCTGAACCGACTGCGCTGGTATCAAAGCGAACCAGAACCTTGCGACGAACTTCCTTGCGGAGTGGGTTCGCCCAGATGTTGGACGTTCCCTTGGTTGCGAAGAACCTGAAGGTCACTGGAGCAGTTGCGGTCGAGTAGCCGTTCGAGGAGTCGAGCGTGACGATGAAGTTGTTCGTCGACACAGCGATAGAACGGGTTGGCGTCGCCAGATTGATGACCTGACCGTTCTTGAAAATACGGGTGTGAGTGTTCGCAGCCGCAGTAGGAACGGTTGCTGTCGTGGTCAGCTGAGTTGCGTTTGCAACAGATGCAACCTGACGACGGTTGCCGTTCACTACAATGAAGTCGCCAGGAGCATAGTCGTTCTGGAACTGGGTTCCTGTGCCGACGACGGTCGTGGTTGCGTTTGCGGTGACCGTTCCTGCGAGGTTGTTCGTGGTGATGTCTGCCTCGGCGATGACCACGACGCGAGACTCTGCGTCTGGAGTGGTGAACGCGAACGAGAAGGTTTCATCTGGGCGAACGAACTCAGCCTGCTCAGTTGTTCCGCTGAATGTTGCAGCGCCGACATGAGTGTAGTTGTAGGTCGTCGCATAGTTGTTGGATGCATCACGCAGGCTCTTTACTGCATCGACGCCGATCTCCCAGAGCATTGGACGCTTGTCCTGCTCCTTGATGACAGCGATGCCGTCTTCCAGGACGACGTCCGCATACGAGAACGGAGCAGTTCCACCAGCACCAGCGGCGCGGCGAACTGTGCGAACTGAAGAGACGGAGTTGTTGCCAGTCATGTTGACCTGGAACACATATGCACGCCAGACCGCGTTTGGCTGACCAGCGACTCCACTCTCGAGCTCCAGAGCGCGGATGTTTGCAGTACCGATGACGGAACCGCCAGCCGAAGTCGAGCGAGTGAATGAAGGATCGGTGTTCGATGCCGCGAGTACGGCAGTACCCATCAGCTGAACCGTTGCGCTTCCATCTTCATCGAAGTCACCGAACAGCTCGGTCACGCGGAAGTAGTTTCCGTTCGTGGTCGAGACTGGCTGACTGGTGTAAGAGATCGTGTCAACGCCCTTACGACCAGCAATCTGCAGAGCGTTCTTGGTCTCGACGCGACGACCCTTGACGTATGCGATGCCCGATCCGATGTTGTAGTTGATCAAGTCCGCCGACGACTGGTTGGTCGAAGAGGTGATGTTGAATGGACGGATGACGTAGTTGCCAGACTCTTCGAATGTACGCTTGGCGATCTCATCACCAAGAGCGGCATACTGAGGATCGGTACGCTCGAAAGCTGCTCCTTCTGGGCCATACTCGATGATTGGCAGGAAGGTGCTTCCAGATGCCAGAGGGCGAGTGCGGACAACAAGAGTTGGGCTGAGCTTGAGGCGGTGAGCGCCTGGAGCGTTGAAGTTTGGTGTTCCAGCCGCGTTGTCGTACAGAGATGCATCAACGTTCTCGGTGATGAACTCTTCGATGGTCTCGAAACCGACCAACTTGTTGGACGGATCTGCGCTGTTCTCGTTGACAATGACGCTCTGTGGCTCCACGCGAACGAAGTGACCCTTCTGATACACGACGCCTTCAGCAACGCCGACGCCATATGCAGAGCCAGAGACTCCGAAGGTCGTGTTCGCTGGGCGAGTGCCAGTCGAGTAGGTTGCGATGGTGCCGACGAGGTTGCCGAGCTTGCGCTCTACGAACGACAACGTCGTGTTCGCTGCACTGTCTGTGGTCTTGACGATGGACTCATTCAGGACGAAGTCCTTGTAGGTGCGCTCAAGCAGAACCGTGCTGGTGTTGACCACCGACTTCACGATGCCGCGAGCACCACTCAACGCGCCGTCGACGCGATCACCGACGAGCAGCTGGATTGTCGTGTTGGAGTTCGTTCCAGTGATCTGCTTGGCAAGGCGAACTTCAACCTCGTCGATGTAGCGATCAGTGCTGCTGTAGACCTGAATCGGCAGACCTGGAATGACGTCGTCGTTGCTGTCCTTGATGTAGAACAGCTTGGATGGGTCGTCGTTACCAGCGTAGCCGAACTTGAACTGAACGATGGTTCCCTGCGCATCATGAATGATGACGCCAGTGTTGGATACCTGTGTCTGACGGAAGCGAGTTCCGATCAGGTCGCTGTCTAGATCGACGCTCGTTACCGTCGACTCCTGAGTAGGAGCAACCGCAATGAACTTCCAGTTGTTGTATCCAGTGATGGTGCAGCCGCTGACGATAGAACCTTCCTTGAAGATGTGCGATGCGAATCGCTCGATCTGGTTCTGGAAGATCGTCTGTAGCTGGTTGAGCTCTCGCACCTGAACGGCGACAGCTGGACGGAAGAGGATCCTGTGGAAGTTCTTGGCTTCGTTGTAGTCGTCGAAGTATGGCGACGAAGCTAGCTTCTGCAAGTTGTCTAGAGGCATGGTGTTCCTGTTACGTTCCGAAACGGATTACGAGTTTGACTTGCTCTGGCGTTGCGGCTGAGCGATCAATGAGATTGAGGTTCTGCAGATACTGGACGCTGCCCTTGAAGATCGCGACCTCTGGTGTTGAGGTGACTCCAACGACGCGGAACTGCTTAGAAGCGTTGAGATTACTTAGCGTCTCATCTGGAGAAAATTGGTCTGGTGTCGCAGGATTGTTGTCTGAACCAGCGACTCCGATGATGCCGATGACGGTAGAGTTGGCATACGCGACTGTTCCTCGCTTCGAAGAACCGACTGCGTAGATCTGCTCACCAGCGACGAAGTTGGTAGATCCACCGATTGACTGAACCGAAACCTCAGTGACCATGTTGAAGGTCTTGGCACCATAGAGCGCCGCAGTGTTGGCATACGCCTTCGGGTCTGCTAGTAGACCGACCTGCGAGTACGACACGTTGAATGGAATGTTGTTACCAGTGAAGCGAACGCTGATGCCGAGGTTGATCGAGAAGAGCTCGTCATACACGTTCGAGCCATGACCGCCTGGAGGCGAAAGGATCGGGCGAAGAGAAGCACCTGAACCGAACCCGCTGCCACTGACTACACGAGCATCTGCTTCTGTGTACAGGGTTCCTGGATTGATCATGGTGACGCTGGCGATCGCACCATTGTCTGGGTTGACCTTGGCGTATGCGATCGCGTCGATTGCGCTGTCTGGGCGGTTGAGCCCGCGAGCCTCGAATGAGGACACAGTCAGGCCAGCGAAGCCACCGACTTCAATACGTGGAGCGACTGAGAACTGAATGCCGTTAGTGATCGCAATACCTTCTGGTGCGCGCACTAGATCGACGACGATGTTCTCACCAACGACTTCGGAGTTGATGATAGTGACGACATCCTGCTGGCCGAGGTTGTCGGTGAAGGTGATCGCGCAGTTGCGGAAGTAGTTCGGTGTGAACGCTGCCTGACGTAGCTCCACACCTGGATTCGTGAACAGAGTCCAGCGTTGGTTGCTCGCTGCTGCGATGTTTGCCGTTCCCTCATGGAATGGGTAGTCCACTCCACCATTGACGATTTCGACACTGAAGATCGCGCCGTCTACTGCCGCTGCTTTGGTTTCAGCGTCTTCGAAGACTGGCATGAAGTCATCGGTCAGGAACTGGATCTTCTGTGGGTTGGTGATCTCGTAGAGATACATCCACACATAGCCATCTGCGTATTCGACTGGCACACCCTTGTCAAGCGAAGTCGGCTTGACCGTCGATGCGACACGGCGATTGTTGGAAATGCACTTGTAGACGCGGGCTTCATCGACCAGCACATAGAACTGAGTGAAGTTCAGCTCTGGTCGTCCTAGCTCTGCTGGGTTGTGATCGTACTGAGTGTAGATCTTGCCAGACTCCCAGTTGTATCGACGAGTCATGTATGCGACATCGGTTGCATCGACCTTCACACCGAACATCATCTGACGCCATGGTTCTAGCTGAGAGTCAAAGATGTTGTCCTTCTCTTCAGGAACGACACCCCATGACGAAGGCCTCGCCGCGAAGACGTAGAGAGGTTCTGTGTTGGATGAGATGATTGCGATAGACTGCCTGACCATCTCGGTCTTGAAGCGATTTAGGATCCTGCTCATTAGATCACTCTGCTGTCGGTGTCAAATGCGGTGACTCGGCCCGTTTCGAGGCTTGTGTCGTATGCGGTCGAAGTAGTTGCGACCGTGTCGTACGTGGTGATGTAGTTCGTACCGAACGAAGTCTGGTTGAACTGGTCGGTGTTGCGAGTGGTCGAAACGCCTGTATCGGTCGAACGACTGGTCAAGACACTCGTATCGTAGTTCGTCGAGAAGTTCGTGGAAGTCGCGAACGTCGTATTTACTTGCGTCAGGCGAGAAGTTCCCGTGCCACGAGAAGTCAGCAGCGTTGTTCCACGGTTCGTTTCAAAGACAGAAACTGTTGCGCGCGTTGTCGCGAATGCTGTGTCGAACGTGGTTGCCGTATTGAACACGGTAGCGAAGATGGTCGCGAACAGCGTGTCGAATGCCGTCGTCGTGTTGAAGAACGTGCTTCGCGAAGTATCGAACGATGTCGTTCCGTTGGTGTCGCGAGTCGTTGCGCGAGTGGTGTCGCTTCCAGTGATCGCAGAAGTGTCAGTGGAACGAGTGGTGTCGAACGTGGTCGCATACGAAGTGGTCGTAGAACCAGTCGTGGATGCCGAGGTTGAACCAGTGGTCTGGAACGAAGTGGTCGTGTTGAAGACCGTGCTGAAGCTGGTATCAAAGACCGTAGTTGTTGCTCGAGAGGTAGCCTGAGTCGTATCGCGCGAGGTACTTCCAGTGGTCTGGGTTGAGCCAGAGGTCTGGAAGAACGTGTTGATCGAAGTGGATGTCGCCTGCGAGGTTGCTCGAGAAGTCGTGGCCGAGGTGTCGAACGCTGTCGTGGTTGCGAAGCCTGTCGTCGTGTTGAACGTGGTGGTCGTGTTCGTTGCTCGCAATGTCGTGCCCGCCGTGTCATACGTGGTTGCGAACGTCGTGGTCGTACCGAATGCAGTCGTGGTTGCGAACGAAGTAGAACGACTGGTGTCGAAGAGCACTGTCGAATCGTAGAACGTGTTGTATGCTGTGACGAACGTGAAGTTCGTCAGGAATTGCGTATTGAAGAACGTCTGAACACTCGTGTCTTGAACGAAGTTCGTGATGTACGAAGTAGTTCCAGAAGTGGAACGAGAGGTCTGGATCGTCGAAGTCCTCTGTACAGTCCAAACCCACTGCGCTGGGGTCGTATCGAGGAACTCTGGCCCCGCGACTAGAACATATCCAGCAGATTCAAATGAAGCGATGTCGACCTGTGCTTGTTCGTTTGTAGGAGAGGATCCATTCACCGTCGAAATGGCTTCGGTGCCATACGTCGTGGTTCCAGAGGTGTCTCGACTGGTTCCCACGCTCACTGTCGTGCCATATGATGTCGTCCTATCTGTACCGCGAGTAGCGAGCGTCGAACGCGATGTTCCGCGAGAAGTTGCTCGAGAAGCGCCAGCCAGACCAGATGTTTGGAATGAAGTAGTGCGTGATGTATCTGTTGCTCGCGAAGTGGTGGTCGCCCTGGAAGTTGAACCAGTCGTAAGGAACAGAGTGTTGAATGCGGTTGTCGTGCTCGTAGAGCGGCTGGTTGCGGTTGCTCTGGTCGTTTCCGTAGAAGCACTGGTTCCGAACGTAGTCAGGAACGAAGTGTTGAATGCCGTCGTCGTCGAGCCACTCGTAGAACGAGAAGTGTCGTATGTGGTGGTCGTGTTGAACGAAGTCGCAAAGGTCGTTGCAAAGGTCGTTGCAAACGAAGTCAGCGTGCTGCGTGAGGTCGAACCAGAAGTTGTTCTGCTGGTCGCGGTCGCGGCGCTCGTATCGAAGGATGTAGCGAACGTCGTTGCGAACGAAGTCGAGGTGGCGCGAGAGGTTGTCGCAGATGTTGCGAATGCAGTCGTGGTCGCAAACGTGGTCGCGACCTGCGTCAGATATGCGGTGTTGTAGTTCGTCGCATACGCGGTGTTTGTTGCGTATGTCGTGACGCGCAGAGTTTCAGTTGCTCGCGTTGTCCCTAGAGCAGTGATACGGTTTGTCGTTCCAGTGGTCTCAGTCGAACGAGATGTAGAAGCAGCGGTGTCGAACGTGCTGATCGTATCGACTGTCGTCAGGAACACCGTCGCATAGTTCGTAGCGAACAGGGTGTTCGTGTTGTATGCCGTGGTGATGTCAGTCGTGCGGCTGGTGTCTGTGTTTCGAGAGGTGGTCGCGTTCGTACCGAATGCGGTTGCATAGGTCGTGGTCGTCGCAACGCCAGTCAGGAAGTTCGTGGACGCGATGTACTGAGTGAACTTGCTGGTATCGCGGACGGTAGAACGACCTGTACCGAAAGATGTGCTCGTGCTGCGAAGCGTGTTGTACAGAGTCGCAAACGAGGTGACGCGCTGTGTGGCGATCGCCTGATCGACTTGGAAGGCGATGTCGTTGGAGGTGTACTCCAGTCCAACAATGGTTCCGACGAGCATCTTGGAGATGCTGTCGTACACCTTCTGGCCTACAATGAACGTGCCCTTCTTGACTCGAAGGCGAAACTTCTTACGCGCCATGCTGTTCTCTTATGGAAGCAGTGAAATGATGACACCTTCAACTTCGGTGTCAATTGCTAGGAACGACTCACCTTCGATTGGCGCAACGCCATCTTCCAGCTCGACTTCGATCTCTTGGTATGCTTCTTCACCGTCTGCTAGCTCAACAGGAACCGAGTCGATGATGACTGGGCGACCGAATGGCTCCGCGCCTGCTGGATGCCATAGAGTGCGGAGAACGTCGGCGTAGCGTGAGAACGGAAGCTTGGATTGAATTTCGTAGCTGTACTCTTGGAAGTAGTACGAGTCGTGCAGATACTTACCGTCGCTTGCGAAGCCATCATTACCGACCCAGAAGCCAGAACCGATGCCCTGTGAGAAGACATTCGCGACGCCGTCGATCTCATTGGTGATGCCGTTCGGGTTGGAGTTGCTCTGCTCGCGCGACAAGTCGGCAACACGCAGAGTCAGGTTCTCGAGGTCACGATAACCGAAGCCACTGTCCACAACGATGACTTCATCAACTGCTCCTCCTCCAGTACCAGAGCGAGCGCCGAGTTCAGCGTTCAAGCCCTTGATGCCGCCGCGACCATCTGGGAGATTGTGTCCGCCGATGATGTCGTCGCGTGCCTCTGCCGATACTTGACCAGTGTAGCCCTGACCAGCCGCGACGATGCGGAGACGAGAGATCGTTCCCATGGTCAACGTGCGAACGTCTAGGACATCGTTCAGCGTGCGATCGAGGATTGGTTCCTCGATGGTCAGCCCATTGAAGAACTGAGTGATCGTGGTGTTTGCAGTGATCTGTGTCTGGATAGAGTCAACCGCAGTCGTGAACGTCTCCGTGTTGGAGATCGCAGACACTTCTGCTTCAGCGCCGACACCATTGGAAGTCGGGTTGTTGAGGATGATGTTGGAGTACTCAAGCGTGTAGCCAGAGCCGCCGTCGATGATCGAGAAGAACACTGTGCCGTCGCGGCGCGACACTTTGGTCACGACTGCATGACCGCTGTATCCGTACTGACCGATGACATCGAGGACGTCACCGACTTGGTAGTTGAAGCCCGTGCCGATGTTGAAGATCGAGGTCAGCGATCCCTTGATGATTGGTGAGTTCTCTGCCGACAGAACATCAGAGAACAACAGGCGGTCGGCCTTGAATGTTCCACGGACGTTCGTGACCACGAGAACGTCCAAGCGACGACCTTCGCGGTACTTGACTTCGAGTGACTCGACGAAGGCTTCTACTGGTTCGTCACCCTCGTTCTCTGGCTGCATGAACACGCGCTGCCCGATGAGCAGCGAGTTGAATGGAGTGTAGCTGATCTCAAGGTAGGTCGGACGACGCCACTTGCCGTCAGACAGCTTGAATACGTCATCACCAGGATAGTAGACCTCGACGTCCGTGTTGTAGAGCAGACGGAACAGGAGCTTCAAGCCCTGCGACGTACCCTTGGACGCATAGATCTCCTTGATGTGCTTCTGTAGCGTGCGTGGATCACCAAGGACATCAGGCGGAACGCCGACGAGGTACTTCGCGCGGAACGACTCGATGAACTTGTCCAGCGTCGTGTCGATGTCGCGGTACTCAAGCAACCTCTTGCCTTCAGACCAGACGCCACCTTCCTGCTCCAGCCACTCGTAATATGCCTTCACGAAAGCAATGAACGAAGGACCCTCCTCGCGATAGAGGTCAGGGAACTGATTGGCGATGAATGGAGAGATGAAACGATCGTACTGCATGGTTAGATGCGAACTCCAGCGGCGCGGACGGTGACGTCCTCATCGTCGATTAGAAGGATGATGTTGTTGTTGGTCTCGACGTCATCGTTCAGTGCCTCGGCGTATAGCTTGAACACTGACGTTTCGTTGAGTCGATCTAGCTTGAATGCGTCGAGCGAAACGGTTCCAGCGGCATAGTCAACACGACCAGCGCGATCCTTCAGGACTTCACCTGCCGAATCAACAATCCTCATGTTACCATTACCGTCATCAACGAAACGTGCATTGATCTGTGTATCCAGCGCCGAGTAGAGGAAGCTGGAAGAGAAGATTGTTGGAGCCGTGCCGTTGTCCTGCTTGAGGGGCTGTCCAAAGACCAGCGTGCCAGAGTAATCGACTCCAGGAGTGATTTGCACGCGACGCGACATGAGCGTCTTAGTCTGGTTGCTGACGATCGAGTTGTCCGCGCCGTCGATTGCTGCGATCAACTTGCTTCGGCGCAGGTCAGCCCCGAACGTTGCCAATGTAGACTCGTTGAATGCCGTGATCGCAGTGCGGACGGCAGCTTCGATTCCGTTGGTTCCTGCTGCACTCTTGGTTGGATCGTACTTGACGTCGGCTTGAATGACGATGTACAGGAACTCTGGGTCAACGACCACTGGATCGATAGACAGTGTGCAGCGTGTGCGAGCGAATTCCTGAATCTCACGCTTCTGGGCGTCAGATAGGAACTCAGCGTCCTTTGGCTTCGCTGCGATGAAGACCTTGCCGTACTGACGAGGCACTGCGTTCTCTCCGCCATATGCGTTCGCTGCCTGAATGTACTGGAAGCGGTTGCGGATCAGCGTGACGAAGTCAGATGCGGTGACAGCACGCTCCTGAGTCGCGAAGTAGCGCGGTGCAGAGAAGCGAATGTCTTCAGTGGTCTCTTCGAGGCTTCCTGATGCGGCGGCAGAGACAGTCTCGATGTTGATGTTGCTGTAGCCGTCGGCGTCCTGAATTCGAGAGAACGTGCGGACACCGTTGGCTTCTGGGCCAGCCGTGATGCGATAGGTTGCACGAATGATGTTGCCGAATGCAAGCGCCTCACCGACCACTCCGTTACCGAACGAAAGCTCGTATCGTCCAGAGTCAGCTGCCTGTACGAAGAACACCTTGGAGTCCTGCGCCAGACCGAACAATGCAGTCGCACGCTCCCATGCGGTCAACGTGGTGTCTGCTCGGCTGTTCTGGATCTCGACTTCGATAGACGAGGTATCCACAGACGAGTTCTGTAGGATGAAGCGCGAGTTGCGCTGTGCCTCGAACGCTTCACGAACGATCGAACCCTCGTAGATCGAGACGTTGAACGCGGTGTAGTTCGTAGACGACGAGAGGATGATCTGTTCGTTGGTCAAGAAGATGAAGCGTGTGCCATCAGGCGATGTACCAGCGATCGGGTAGTATTTCGGGATCGTGATGGTCGCAGGGTTGTCGTTTGGAGTGACACGGATGTTCACGACCGCGACGGCAGATGCGCGCGAGCGAGGCGTGTAGTTCAGCTCCTTCGCGTGCGATACGATGCTGTCACGGAGCTGTGCCGTGTCGAGGAACATCTCCGAACCGATCATGTTCAGGTAGAAGGCATTGAAGACCGTGTTGTGCGTCAGCAGGTCAAGCAAGACCGATAGGTTCGAACCCTCGAAGTCGTAGTCGCGGAACTGTTCCTGCGTCTTGAGGAACTCCTTCAACGAAGCCTTGTATGTGTTGAAGTCGAGGTTCTGTAGTGGGATGAATGACTTCTGCGCCATCAGCGGATTCTCTCTAGGAAGACGTCAAGGAAAATAGGAGCTTCGGACTGTTCGATGCGAAACTCGATCTGGATGAAATACTCTTGCTTGTCATAGTCTGGCTGAACGATGATGTTCTGCACGATCGCACGTGGCTCGTAGTTCTCGATGACCTCGTCGATGTAGTCGCGCAGACGAATCGTCGTGAACGGAGTCATTGGTTCGAAGAGCAGCGAGCGGATGTTCGCGCCGATGTTCGGGTCGAGGCGACGCTCGTACTTGCCAGTGAGGACAAGGTTGCGAACAGAACGACGGACAGCGTCTGCGTCTGAGATTCGACCAACATCACCAGTGAGTGGATGCGGATCGAACGAGGTGAGAATGTCCGTGTAGCGATTCTTGGTCATGCGTTACTTAGCCTGCGAATACACGATTTGAGCCTGTCGCAATGTGGTCACAAGTCGCCTTGTCTCCTTCACGGACAGGCTTCTTGCCTTGCACGACGACGCGAGTTGATGATGCGATCATGCGAATTGTTGGAGGCGGCGAGTGTGAATGGCTGGCGACTTCGTCTTGGTCGAGCGACCACTTCTTGCCTTCCACGAACACGCGATCTGCTCCAGGGCCGAGGATGATGCCCTCGGCCCTGTCTTGTCCTACTCTTGAAGCGCCCTTGCTCATGCTGCTCCGTCGAAGCGTGCGGTCTCACGTGGGCGCTGGTCAACGAATGCCGAACGAGAGATCCAGTTGATGGATGCACCAGCGACGACACCAGTTCCTGGCTTGATGCGAGCGCCGCGACCCTGCTGACCCGCTGGGACGTAGGCAACGTGGAGCCATCCGCTCTTGGCGGTGTTCGTGCTGTACTCAAGGAAGCACTGGAAGAGGTTGCCACCGACGACCTCATAGACGCGCTGAGCGCCTTGGAACGCAGACGAGATACCGTTGAAGCCGAGGTCAACCGCGCAACCGATGCCGTGGTTGGAGTTCGAGTCGTCGCGGAAGCAACTGTTGATGTTGAACTTGACGCCTGCGTCACGCAGAGGATCAAGCACGTTCTCACAGAGCGACTTGAGGTTGGCGATGATCTGATCGCCAGAGAGTCCACTCTTCGCCTTGAATACGTCGTGGCGTCGTCCATCGGCAGCGCCTCGTGTGAGGTCACCGAGTGTGTAGTATTTGCCTAGTCGAGTGTCGTACACGTTCTTCCTATCAATGTTGGCTGGTGTCTGTGCTACTGCTGGACGATTGCCAGGAGCAGGCGATGCGGATTCACCCGTGGTGAAGACTTCTTCTGGTGCCTTTGGCTTGATGCCTGCCGCTGCCTGACCAGAAGCTCGTGCCTCGTTGGCCTCGCGGCTGTCGTTGTCGTCCGCGCCGACCTCTGCGTCAAACAGCGGAGCAGATGTAGCAGTCGAACGAATCGGTGGCTCAGCATCGCCCACTGGATTCGAGATACCGTCAGCCAGATAGACCTTCGCGCCCTCGATGAACATGTTGCCACCTGCGAACTGACGGCCAGTGCCACCCGCGCCGACGTTCCAGTCGCCCTTGACCGCGAAGTCTAGGTTGCCACCGATGTCAAAGCGCATCGTGCCGCCGACCTTCCACGAGACGTTGCCGCCAGTCGAGAAGTTCGTGTTGCCATTCGCAAGGATGTTCGCGTTACCGACTGAGGTGATGTTCGTGTCACCAGTTGAGTAGATGTTCGTGTCACCGTTGACGATGACGTTCTTGTTGCCCATCGAGCGAATGACGATTTGACCATCTGGGTGCATCTCGATGAACGTACCCTTGCGATGGAAGATGTGGACGCGCTCCGCACTCTGCGTGTCGTCCAGCTCGATCATGTTGTATGCTGGCGTCTGGATGACATGGTTCTTAGAGTACTCAGCCGCATACTGCGTCGTTGGCTCAGACCATGTAGAACCATCCGCCTTGCTGATACCGAGGGCGCAAGTGTTCTTCTGCCATGCGACGTTCGTCTGGTCGATGTTCTCGCCGTTGACGTTGCGAGGCGTCGTAGGCTCACCGACGCGATTCGGGTAGATGCCGTCTGGGTCGTTGAACCCGAGGTCTGGATTCGGAGCCTCGCGAGGGATGCCGTGAATGATACCGAACACGACAGGCTGCTGACCACGTTCGCCGTCAAGGAAGAACCCGACGACCCAGTCGCCCTGAACGTAGTTCGGTGACGACATGTTCACCGTGTTCGTGATGATCGGTGCCCATGGCAGATCTGCCGTCGGGATACGCGACTTGTCTTCGGTGTGATAGCCCGCTGCGCGAACCTTGACACGGTTGATGCGTTCTGGGTCATCGACGCTTTCGATGACACCGAGGAACCAATGCATTGTTGGATTGATCATTTGTTACTCACTCTTGGTTGCATCTTGCTGACGCTCGTATGCGTCCTTGAACAGATCGACATACGTCTCGAAGGCATCAGCCTGTGTGATGTTGTGGCGGACGTTTGCGACGATGAACTTGCCACCGAACGACTGGTCATAGACGTTGTCACCGCGAACGTCGTTCTGGTACATGATAGGCACAGTCATCTCGACGATGTCACCCGCGCGAAGGTCTGGGTTGCCATGTACCTTCATCGTGAAGCACGTAGAACCGATGAGCTCGCGCTGTGCCTGCGTCGCGGCATACTTGCGACCGAACAACTCGACGCGGTTGTATGACTCTTCAGAGACGACCGTGCGAACGTGTGGTTCTGACTCCAGCGGCGACGAACCATTGAACGGGAGCAGCTCTACTGCCTTCTCCAAGTTGAATGGGACGAACTTGCCTAGGAGCACGAGCTTGTCGACCTCTTCGTTCAGGTCGAACTTCTCATTGATGAAACGACGACCAATCGGATCGACGATCTGAGCAGCCGAGCGAACGACACCCTTACTCATGAGAGTCTCGAGCTGCGGACGACTGTGCTGCTTCCATGCCATAGCGCGGAAGAAGTCGTCGGTGTTCTCAGCACGAACCTGTGACGGATAGAACGTGTACTCGTGTGTCTTGGCGTCCTCGATGATCTTGCGAACCGTCTTGAACTTGTGACCGTCACCGATCTGCTCGTAGAGCATGAACAGGTTGTCGATGCGCGTCTGGTCGGTGGACAAAGAACGGTCGATGAACTGGTCGGCGACGCCGAAAGCTGGCAACCATGGCGAGATGAAGTCGACGGCACCGAACGTGTCCTCGAACTGGTCTTCCTTCACCGTGACCTCTAGCTCCTTCTGGAACAGATCGATCAGGCACTCCTTGGCCGTGCCACGGAACGAGCGAGACACCTTCTTGCGTGAGTTCTGAAAGGCTGCGAGGCTGACGCACGATACAACGTAGGTCTTTTCACGAGCACCGACTCGCATTGCTTCACCAGTGACACCAGCGACGCGCATCTCAACTTCGATGGTTCGTGCTTCCTCACCGAGGTTCTCTTTCTGCACGACCAGATTGATCTTGTCGCCGACGGTCATGCCGACGGTCTCCATGTAACCAGCGCCGTCCGTGATGACCAACTGTAGGCCGAGCGCCTTGTTGAACAAGCTCTCGACCAATGACATTGACGACACCAGAGCGATGATGTCGTACTTCTGTCCGCTCGGTGGCGTGTGTTCAATGCCGTAGCTGAACTCGTCAACCGCGCCTTGTTTGATCTTGACGATCTTCATTGTCTCAGTGTCACTCCAAGCTGATATGCGATCTCAGGCGCGTACTCGCGCTTGAGCAGAAGGATGTTGCGGTTCTTCTCGTTTTGTTGGACGGCTGCGTCGTATGCGTTGACAGGCTGATAGTTCGCCAGTTCAATCTCTGTGCCGAGCAGCTCAATGGTCTGTGGGTTGACCAACGAACCATCTTCGGTGTTCTTGTAGTACGCGATCGTGTTGCGTGCGGCGTCCACCGAACCATACTGCAACGTCAGTGCTTCGTCTAGCTCGTCGTCGCGCATCGGCCATGAGAAGAACGGATCATAGATCTGCGCCGAGACGATGACCAACCATGAGAAACCGACGTCACCATAGTAGTCGTACGCAAGCGAGGTGATTGTGTCGTCCTGCTGAATCTCGTATGGCGCGAGGTGTTGGTACGAACGGAGCAGCTCTTTCGCAAGACCAGCCTTGAGCAGGATGTTGCGGAGCTCGACTCCGTTGTACGATACGGTCGGGAACTTGTCAAAGTAGGTTGCCATCATTCAATCCCCTGTAGAGACTTCGGAGCCCACTGCGTTCCGTCGATCGAGTCCTTAGTGAGTGGCTCGAACTCACTGAATGCGAGGTTCAGTTCAACCGCCTGTGGTTCCAGCGTTCCTGCATAGAAGACTGGGTTGCCGTGTGGCGTGTAGTTGACGGTCATACTGCGAAGGAAGCACGAACCCATGCCATAGAGTCCAGGAGTTCCGACGAACGCAATCTGGAACTCATGTGGGAAATCAAGGTAGCGACCGTCCATCTTGGCGAGCGAGTAGTAACGGAAGATGTTGACGATCTCCTTCAGCTCTTGACTGTCGCGGTCGTTCAGTGGCTGGAGCTTCCAGCTGAAGTTCCATTGGCGAATAGCCGTGCGGCTATAGAGCATCGACGAGTAAGGGTTCGGGACGTCACCGAGCTCTGCCGAGACCAATCCGCCTAGACCACTAGACAAGCTGTTGATGGTCTGGCGTGCGACGTACGAACCGACATCAACGACTGCGCTAGTGACGACAGATGCCGCTTCGGCAGCACCATCGCGGCGTAGAGCGTCTGCGGCTTCGCGCCCAGCCGCTAGCGAGAAGCGAGCCGTTCCCATATCGGCCTCATTGTAGTTGTGTTCTACGAGATCTTGCAGACCGCCGATTGGTAGTGGGAGTTTGATGTGTGCCGTGGTCAGGCGCTCGACTGGACGGACTCGCGTCTTCTGGTCGGCGTCGAACTTGTACTTCTGGATACGGAAGACCATCCCAGGACCTTCTGGCATGGACGTAGGGAACGTCGCACCAGTGACCTGAGTAGATCCTCGGCGGTTCGAATCTCGAACTTGGCGTGGTGTTTGGAGTAGTGACTGGCGCATAGAATTGGGCCTAAGTAGGTCTAGATACTTAGCCGTTGTCCCATGAACTATCATCGAATCTACAACTCTCTCGTGGAACGTGCTCGCCTTCGCATCGTTGAAGGCTACACGGAAGTACACCACATCACACCACGTTGTATGGGTGGGAGTGATGACGCGTTCAACCTAGTTGAACTCACCCCAGAAGAACACTTCTTGGCGCATCAGTTGCTCGTCAAGATGTATCCAGAGAACTCAAAGTTGGTATGGGCGGTTCACATGATGAGTATGAATCTGGGTGGAAACAGACCAAACAACAAACGATTCGGGTGGATTCGAAGGAAGATGTCGACGGCCAGAAAGGGCAAGCCGCGCTCTGAAGAGGCCAAAGCGAATATGCGAGGGAAGACGCGGTCTGAGGAGACTAGAGCTAAGATGAGTGAATCTCGGAAGGGTAAGTCTCCAAGTGAAGAAACAAGGGCGAAGATTTCTGAGAAGCTCAAGGGTAAGAAGGGACAGCCGAAGTCTGCAGAACACAAAGCAAAGCTGAGCGAAGCGATGAAAGGTAGGAAGAGAAAACCGCTGTCTGAAGAGACGAAAGCAAAGCTGCGCGAAGCCGCCATCAGACAAAGGGCGAAGAATCAGTAATGGCTTGGAAAGGCAAATTCACCCCGAAGAACCCTCGCAAGTACGCTGGGGATCCGACGAAGATCATCTACCGTTCGAGCCTTGAGCTCACGCTGATGAAGACGTTCGACGAACACCCAGACATCATCAAGTGGGCGAGCGAAGAGGTCATCGTGCCGTACCGCTGCCCGACCGACAATAAGATGCACCGTTACTTCCCCGACTTCGTCATCCAGAAGAAGGCACCAGACGGCACGACCAAGACCGTCATGATCGAAGTGAAGCCGTATGCACAGACCAAAGAACCGAAGCCGCCGAAACGCAGAACGAGGCGCTATCTAAATGAAGTGCTCACATGGGGTAAGAACTCCGCGAAGTGGGCCGCTGCGGAAGAGTATTGCGCCGATCGCAATTGGACCTTCCAAATCCTGACCGAGAAAGAGATTCGAGGACACAAGTAATGGCCGCACGAGGCGTTGACGTATTCACCAGACAAGCCATCGAGGCGTCCCGTCAGGGCGTCATCCTTGGCAACACTCGAAAGTCGTTCGAGTGGCTGAAGAAGAACTACCAGACGATGTCCAAGAACTCCGTCCGCTTCAACAAGCTGAAGGAGGGCGCAGAAGAGCACGACAAAATCACGATCGGTCGCATGTACATGTTCAAGTACGACCCGAAGACTAAAGAGAAGATGCCGTTCTGGGACACGCTCCCTCTCGTCTTCCCTGTCGCGCCTGCCGAGGGTGGCTTCTATGGCCTCAACTTCCATTACCTACCACTCCGCGAGCGTGCGCTACTCATGGATCGCCTGTACGAGTTCGTCAACAACGACAACTTGGACTTCACGACCAAGATCCGCCTGAGCTATGGCCTGCTGAAGAGCACGACTCGCCTCAAGATGTTTCAGCCTGCCTTCAAGCGATACCTCTATTCGCAGATGCGCAGCCGCTTCCTCTACATCGAACCCCAAGACTGGTTCGCCGCGTTGTTCTTGCCAACCGAGTCCTTCCGTGGCGCAGAACTCAAGACGGTCTGGAAGGACAGCAGGAGCAAGATCTAATGACTGCTTTCAACGTCGAAGCGTTCAAGGCCGAAGCACTACGCGACGGCCTCGTTAAGACATCCAACTTCATGGTGACATTCAGTCCACCACGATGCCTGACCAATGGCGACGCCCAGCAAAAGTCTCGCAAGATGGCGTTCTTGTGTCGTTCTTCTCAGACGCCTTCATACGGTATCATGACGGACGATGTGCGTCCGTATGGTGTCGGCTCTGTAATGAAGATGCCATATGGTGCGATTCACGACAGCATCAACATGAGCTTCTATGTGGACGCCAAGATGGATGCGGTGGACTTCTTCACTGCATGGATCAAGTCGATCTCACCAATGATCAACCGCACCGACAAAGCATTCAATGGTGCGTATGACGGAGAGGTTCGCTATTACGATGACATCAAGGCGGAGATCAAGATCGCCCAGTACACCGAGAACTCTAAGATCGCGATCATCACGCTGCACGATGCCTTCCCTATCAATGTCGGTTCGATGGAGTTGTCTTGGGACGATCCTCAGTTGCAAGTCCTCCCAGTCACGTTTGAGTATCGCGCCTACACGATCGAACTCGTTGATGAGTTCGTGAACTTCACCAACTTCACGGTCAGCAACCCGATTCAGGTTCCAAGCGTCCCACCGACACCACCGTTCGGCATTTCGTTCAACCCATTCGGTCGTGCGTTCAACTCTGGTCGCCTGCCGAACCCGATTGAATCTGGCTTCAGGGTAGACGCTTTGTCGTCGCTCGACTACACAGGATACGGTACGTCCAACGACCTCGCTGGGAGCTTCCGCGAGCAGCTATCGTCGATCACGTTCGGCCTGAATGGTCTGATGAACAAGATCCTGTCTGCCGTACCAGTCCAGCGCCTACTCAACACCATCTCCCGCGCCAATTCTATCGCGAGCGGGCTAACTACACTGCGATCCAATAACAACAATCTGCAGAACACGATCAACTCTAACCTTGTGGGAGTTCGCAGCCAACTGAGAAACATTCAGAACGGCTTCCGCTTTCCATGATTGAATGACCTAGGAGCACACCATGGCTTTTCCAAAGATCTCCGCACCACTCTATGACTTCACCATCCCCTCGACTGGCAAGAAGGTCAAGTACCGTCCGTTCACCGTCAAGGATGAGAAGATCCTACTGATGGCAAAGCAATCGGACAAGCTGGACAAGAAGGCCATCTTCGACGTCTTCTGCCAGCTGATCAACAACTGCGTCATCGACCAGATCGATGTTCATGCGCTGACACCATTCGACGTAGAAGCCTTCTTCATTGCGCTCCGTTCGAAGTCTGTCGGCAACGTCATTGAAGCCAAGATTGTCGGCGATGACGGAGAGAAGTATGACGTCGAGATCAACCTTGACGAAGCGCAGGTCAGCAAGGTTCTAGACAAGAAGGCACGCACTGTCATGATCACTGACGAGGTAGGTGTCGTTCTGCGATACCCAACCATCAAGGATGCCCTTGCCGCCGAAGAGGAAGAGAGGAAGTCTGCCGCTCTGCTCCGCGTGTGCATGGAAGCAGTGTTCGACAAGGAAGAGGTCAATCCAGTCGACAGCGCATCACGAACCGAAGTTGAAGAGTTCATTGGCTCACTATCCAAGGCACACTTGGACAAGTTCGAGCCGTTCTTCTCCAGCTTCCCAGAGGTCTACGTGGACGTATCCTACGTTCGCAAGGACGGAACCAAAGAATCACGAAGGCTACAGGGTATCGAGCATTTTTTCGCTTGATGGTGGGATACTTCGATCTCGCCTCCTGGTACAAGACGGTCTTCGCGCTTCAGCAGCACCACGGATATCAACTGACGTCCATCGAAGAGTGGTTGCCATACGAGCGTGACATCTACGTGTCTCTGCTCATTCAGCACCTGAAAGAAGAAGCCGAGCGCGCAAAGAAAAATGCCTAACAGAGTAGACAGTCCTGACACCGAGCAGTGGGAGAACCAGCCGACGTATGACGGCATCGGTACAGAACCACCACGCAAGGAAGTCAAGGTAGAGACCAAAGAGACGGAGCGTCCAATCGACGACCGTTCAAAGCAATGGACGAACCGACGCCGCATGGCATGGCTTTCGCTCCTTGCCATGCTCGTCATCACGGGTTTCTTGGTGTTCTACGTGGACGTCACTCGCATTGAGGCACTGAGCGGCATCATTGACATGTTCTACATCGCCATGACTTCCATCGTCGGAGCCTTCATCGGCTTCCAGACATGGTGGAACGTCCGCAACGACAAGAAGTAAGGTATGGCACTCAGAGACATCATCGACTCCATCGCGACAACGAGCTCTGACCAGAAGCTCGTGCAGTTTGCCGAGACTTCGGCGAAGGCGCTCACTGAGATCGCCGCACGCGAAAAGGAAGACCAGACTCAGCTGTTCAAGTACCTCGAGACCATCAATGAGAACCTGTTCCGCCTGACCAAGACCA